GAGGAGCGTCTTATCTTTGTTGATGGCGCTAATGCTGCTTCACTATATAATGGCACTACAGTAACTGACATTAAAGGTAATGCTACTAATGTTACAACTACTGGTTCTACTACAGGAGCTTCAACTTCTCTTACTGTAGGTAGTGCTGCTGGTATTGTAGCAGGAATGTACGTAACTGGTACTAATGTAGCTGGAGGCTCTACTGTCTCTAGTATTTCTAGTACTACTGTAATATTATCTACAGCAAGTAGTGGATCAGTAAGCGGTAATGTAGTATTTGATGGGTTAGGCACTGCACCTATTGATCCTAGTATGGTTGCAGCTTTTAAGAATCATATGTTTTTTTCAGGTATGAGTTCTAATCCTAACTCTTTACAGTTTTCTTCACTAGGTGACGAGAATGATTTTACAGCTTCTAACGGAGCAGGAATACTAAACGTAGACAGCACTATAGTTGCTTTAAAGTCTTTTCGTGACTCTTTAATAATATTCTGTGAAGATCGTATCTACAAGTTAACAGGTAACGCTTTAGCTGATTTTGTTATAGCTCCTGTATCTCGTAACGTTGGTTGCTCAGATGCTTTTAGTGTGCAGGAAATAGGTGGAGATGTTATCTTTCTAGCACCTGATGGTCTACGTACTATTGCAGGTACAGCACGTATTGGTGACGTAGAGTTAGGCACAGTTTCTAAACAGATACAGGATCGTATTAGTGATATAGGTTTTGAAAAGATATCCTCTGTTATTATTCGCAGTAAGAGTCAGTATCGTTTGTTTTATCCTAAAGATGGAGGCTCAGTCTCAGCCGCAAAAGGTATTATTGGTGTATTAAAAGCTAATCCTTCAGGACAAGTAGGTTGGGAATACAGTGACATTAGAGGTTTAAAACCTTCTTGTTGTGTTTCAGGTTTCATCTCAGGAGTAGAACAAGTAATACACGGTGGATATGATGGTTACATCTATCTACAAGAAACAGGTAATAGCTTTGACGGTACAGCAATGAAAGCTATTTATCGCTCTCCTGATCTGACTATGGGCGATGCAGGTATACGTAAAATTATGCAACGTATCAACGTAAACTATGATCCTGAAGGATCTGTTGATGTTAATCTATTTGTTAAGTACGACTTTGAGGATGCTGCTACACCTCAACCAACAGCATACAATCTTACTACAGCAGATACTGCAGCTATCTACGGAAGTAGTTTGTATGGTTCAGCAGTATATGACGCAGAAGGTATGCCTATCGTTAGACAATCTGTAGAGGGTAGTGGTTTTACCGTAGTAGTCAGACTAGAAGACACAAGTAGCAATGCACCTATAACACTTAAAGGTTTTGAATTAGAATTTACACCGGGAGCTAGAATGTAAAATGACAGGTTATGCAACAAGAGTAAGTACCTTTACTACAGGTGATACAATCGCAGCAGCGGATTCTAATGATGAATTTGACGCAGTAGTAACAGCTTTTGGTACAACAGGACACACACACGACGGTACAGCAGGTAACGGTGGTAATCTTGCTGCACTACGTAGTCATGCTATAACATTTGGTTTAGGTACTGCAGGAACTGACGTAGTAGTAACCTTTGACGGTGAAACAAATGATGGTGTTCTTACGTGGATGGAAGATGAAGACTACTTTAAGTTTACTGATGATATACTATTAAATACTACAGAAAAACTTCTTTTTAATGATACTGGTACTTACATACACTCTAACGCAGATGGTGACTTAGATGTAGTATCTGACGGTACTGCAGTAGACTCCATTAATCTAGAGTCTGCTGGTGGTATTACATTAGACGCAGGTACAGCAGCTAGTGGCATTATCTACGAAGACGATGGTACTGAAATGTTACGTGTACATAATAGTAGCAGTGACGTTATACTAGAATCTAAAGTATCTGATAAAGATATTATCTTTAAAGGTAATGATGGTGGTGTTGGAGTTACCGCACTAACACTAGATATGTCTGATGCTGGTCGTGTTGTAGCGGCTGGTAATATGACCGTTACAGGTGATCTTACAATATCTGGTGATGATCTTATTATGGCTACTAACACGGCAGGACATCTATTAGTAGGTGATGGTACTAATTATAATCCTGTAGCTGTGTCAGGTGACGTTACGTTAGCATCTTCAGGTGCAATTACTATTGCTAATGGTGCAGTAGAAAATGCTATGTTAGCTGATGATGCAGTAGGTGCTGATGAGTTAGCAGCTAACGCAGTTGTAAATGCTAGTGTAGCTTCTGGTGCGGCTATAACTATAAATAAGACTGCTCTGGTAGCTGGTACTAATATTACTTTAGCTACTAACACTCTTAACGTAGATGATGCTTTTTTAATTAATAGTGGAGATGACACAACAAGCGGTGTTATTACCTCTGCTGGGTATACAGCTAATGTAGCTGCTGGTTCAGGTGACGTAGCCCTCAATTTACAATCAGGCGGTGCAACAAAGTTTGTTATTGGTATTGATGATAGCGATAGCGACATCTTTAAGATACACTCTGCTACTGCACTAGCAGATACAAGTGACTTTGAAATGACAGCAGCAGGTGTTGTGTCACTAGCTAGTACTTTAAATGTTGGAGGTGCATTAGTAGTAACAGGTGACTTTACAGTTAATGGAGACACTACTACCGTTAACACGGCTACTCTTTCAGTAGAAGACCCTTTGATTATTTTAGCTTCAGGTAATGGTGGTGCGGATACTGTCGATATAGGATTCTATGGTCTGTATGATACTTCAGGATCACAAGACTTATACGCAGGTCTATTTAGAGATGCTAATGACAGCGGTAAGTTTAAACTCTTTAAAGACTTACAAGCTGCTCCCGGCACTACAGTCAATACTAGTGGTACAGGATATGCTGTAGGTACACTAGTAGCTAACATTGAAGGTGGTTCAGTTACTGGAATTACTGATATTGTTGTAGCAGATGGTGGTACAGGAGCTTCTACCTTTACAGATGGCGGTGTACTTTTAGGATCAGGTACTGGTGCAATAACTGCTATGGCGGTTCTAACTGATGGACAAATGATAGTAGGAGATGGAACAGGTGATCCTGTAGCTGAAAGTGGTGCAACACTCCGTACTTCTATTGGTGTAGGTACAGGCGATAGCCCACAGGTAACAGGTATTGAGCTAGGACATGCTACTGATACGACTATAACTAGAGTTAGTGCGGGAGTTATTGCTGTTGAAGGAGCTAATGTTGTTACAGGAGCATCTCCTCAACTTACAGGTATAGAACTAGGCCATGCGACTGACTCTACTATAACAAGAGTATCTTCTGGACTACTTGCCGTAGAAGGGGTCAACCTTGCTTCTCAGACAGGAGCTAACGCAGCAAAACAAGTTATAGCTATAGCTTGTGGCGATGAGTCAACAGCGGCAGTAGTAGCAGATAATGTTGTTACTTTTCATATGCCCTACGCATTCACGCTTACAGAAGTTAAAATAGGGTTGACTATTGCTCCTGTAGGATCAACTTTTACCGTAGATGTTATGGAAGCCGGAACTACTGTGTTTGGCACTAAAGTAACTATAGACGCTTCTGAGTTAACTAGTGGGACAGCGGCTACAGCAATGGTAATAAATAATGCAGCTTGTGCTGATGATGCTAAAATGACTGTCAACGTCGATCAGATAGGGTCAAGTACGGCTGGTGCTGGATTAAAAGTGTACTTAATAGGATACGCAACATGAGTTTTATAATGCGGCCTATACGGTTCGCACCTACTGGTCATATCATCGAAGGCTCTGGGCTTCCTAATAGTAGCAGTTCGTACCTGAAGCAGACACCTTCAAGTGCTCCTACTAGTGCAAGAATATTCTCTGGAGAGATTATTTTTAAACATGTAGAAATTGGAGTTAGAGAATTCTTGATGCACCAAGCCGCTCCCTCCGGAAACGGTGAGACAGCAATGACTATGGAGATACAGGCTGACAACAAGTTTCGTATTGCTGTTCATATCTTGAATAGTGGTACAATAATGCTGGAGCGTATCACCACACAGGTATTTCGTGACCCCGCAGCTTGGAATGCAATTAGATTTTCTGTAGACACAGGCCAAACTGATGATACATCTTGTGTTATCGCACTAAATGGTAGCACGATTGCTGCGTTTGATACAAAGACAAACCCTTCTTCGGCACAAAATCATGGTTTCTTAAATAATAATGAAGATGTTAATATTCTAGCTAATGATGGTGGCAGTCTATCCACG